CTGAAGAGGTCTCCGATCGCGCCTGGGATTCCAGTGATGAAGCCGACGATGTTCCCGGGCAGGTTCCCGAACCAGTCAATGAGAGGCTGCAGGAATGTTATGGAGCCGGATGCCGCCTGCGAGAAGAAATCCCCGATGGCCCCGGGAATGGACGTGAAGAACCCGACGATGGCGCCGGGAATCCCGGTGAAGAACGCGACTACGCCATCCCAGACTGACATGACATCAGAGCCAACCATGGAGAAGAACCCGCCGACTGCCTGGATGCCTGCCGAGAGTCCGGCCTGCACAGCCGCCCAGGCGGAGCCGAGGAAGCTGGTGAACTGCGCCCAGAGCGCCCGCCCGGTCTCGGTCTGCGTGAAGAACCAGGCCAGACCTGCGACGAGGGCGGCGACGGCGATGACCACGAGCGCGATGGGGTTGGCCGCGAGTACGACGTTGAACGCCCCCTGCGCCGCGGTCGCCGCGGTCGTGGCTCCCGAGAAGCCCTGTATGAAGCCGGCCACCGTACCGGCCACCTGCAATGCCAGGAATCCGGTGCCAAACGCCAGGAGACCAGAGGACACCAGATCCTTGTTGTCCACTATCCACGTGAGCGCGCCCGTGACGCCCTCGATGCCCTCCTTGATGTCACCGCCGAGGTCTTCCCCGAGCTGCTGCATTGTGGACGGGTCGATTGCGCCGAGCGCGTCGGAGATGCCGTCCATGGCATCGGTGAGTCCTTCCATGAGACCTGACGCGACTGGCTCGAGGGCGTCGGACATCTTGGACTTGAACATCGTCCACTTGTCGGACGCCGTCATGGTGGATTGGGCCGTCTCGAGGATGGTTCCGGAGGCGGACGTGGCCTCCGAGCCCAGGTCCTCGATGTCGAGCGACCCGGACTTGACGGCGGCGAGGAACTGGGTGGCCCCGCGCGTGCCGAACAGGTTCTGCGCGATCGATAGTGCCGCCGAGTCGTTGCCCTGCGCTATGTAGTCCTGCATCTCGCCCTTGAGCCGCGTGAAGGCGTCGCCCGCGCTCTCCCCGTTCTCCTCCAGCGTGGGAAGTGCCTTCGCCATCTTCGAGAGCATCGAGGAGGCGTCGAGGCCCGACTTGGAGAGCGAGCCTGCCATCTCCGCCGTGTCGGTCATGTCGAAGCCAAGCTCGTTCATGGCCGCGCCCGACGAGCCGAGCGTGCTCACGAGGTCGTTGAAGCTGATGCCCGTGTTCTGAGCGATGGCGTAGAGCGTGTCCATCTGACCGGAGACGTTCTCCGCCGACACGCCGAAGAGGTTGAAGTCGCCGGTGAGGGCCGAGGTGTCCACCGCCTCGCCGGTCATCTTCTCCACCGCGGCAATCTGCTCGCCGACCGTGGAAAGGGTGTCGCCGGACAGGCCCATGCGCTGCACGAGCGAGTCGATGATGTCGCCCGCGTTGTCGAGCGTGGTCGGCACGGTCTCCGTGACATGCTCTGCCGCCTCGACCATGGAGTCCATGGCGGAGCCCGAGATGCCCGTCGCAGAGGTGATCTTCGTGCGAAGATCCTCGAACTCCTCGCCCACGTCCATGATGCCGGAGAAAATCTTCTCGGCGGTGAACGCGCCCGCAATGGTAGCCGCCACCTTGCCGAGCTTGCCCGTGAGGATCGTCCCGATGCTCGTCCCCGCCGTGTCGGCGGCAGACTCCGCCGCAGGGACGATCGCCGACGCGATGGTCGAGGTCGCGTTCTGCATCGATGGCAGAATCGTGACGTAGGCGTTCGCGACATTGACGCCATCACTTGCCATGGGCATGCGCCTCCCACCACCTCTTGAAGTCCTTGGCGGGGATGCCGCCCTTGCCGTAGCGATGCGTGTTCGCGTCCGTGCCGAAGCTCTTCGGTCGCGCATAGCGCTTCATCTGCCGCGCGGCCTCCTTGGTCACATGCGAGAACCTCACCGCGTCAATTAGGTCGGCCAGCATCGCAGCCTGGTGCAGCGGCGAGCAGAAGTAGGCCTCTTCCGGATGTAGTTCGGCCCACAGGGCCGAGGTCTGCGGGATGTGACGCGTGAAGTTGCGAAGGCCGTACCAGTCCAGGGCCTCCGGCACGTCAGAGAGCCGGAGACCGAGGATGGTCATGAGGTCGTAGTCGAGCGCCCCGCCGTGATCGGCGACTAGTCGGACGAGGCGACAGATTCCCCCGCCGTCACCGACGAGGCGGCGGTGTACGCCTCCATGAGCGCCTTGAACTGCGCCTGCGTGAGCCTTCCGATGACCGGGCAGCTACGTTCGAAGAGACGGATGAGGTTCATGCCGCGTGCCTGCGCGTCCCTCTTCTCGTCCCCGGTGTCGGCGCCCTCGTCTATCTGTCTGGCTTCGTCGATGGTGAGCGACTCCATGAGCGGGATGCGGTATACGGTCTTGGCGGGCGGTACCACGAAGTCGAACGTCGCAGGCTTCGCTGCCCTGATGATGTAGGGCTTGTCCATGAGTCCTCCCCTTATGCCGAGGTCTTCTGGCCGTCGTCGGTGTAGATGTAGATGGACTTCCCGGAGGAGTCGGGGTAGCAGGAGATGGTCGGGTTGAGTCCCACGGCGTCAGATGCCTTGAAGGCGAGCTTGCCCCACTTCGTGACCTGGGCGTTCGGGAGCACGATCATGATCGCGGCGTCGCCGTCCTTCATGAGGAACACCCAGCTCTTAGCGGTCGGGAGCGTCGAGCCGATGGCGACGGCGCACTGGGTGCCATGGGTCGTGTTCGCGGCGGTCTTGGTGACGTTCTCCGAGCCGAATGCCTGGCAGAGCGAGGCATAGTCGAAGTTGAGTAGCGTGAAGTCGATGGAGTTGTCCGAGGACTTCGGGACCTTGCGGATGACGTTGCCGCCCCACTCGGTGATGTCGTTCGTGGAGATGTCGATGTTTGTTTCCAGGCCATCGTCCGAGACGTAGCCCGAGTCGGTGAACTTCGCGTCGAGGGTCGCGCCGCACATGGTGGGGAGCGCCGTGCCGATGGGTGCCGAGAGGATGGCCCCGGTCGTGGACTGGTCGGGCGCTCCGACGAGCACCGTCTTGGTTTCGAGGGACATTGTTCCTTCTTTCTTTGGTTTAGAGTTCGACGGCGCGGGTGATGAAGTGCGCCATGAAGGTCACGCGGGGGATGGTCGGGTGCCGGTCGTCGGGGTTGGCGTACGGCAGGGTCATGATCGAGACCCGGTGCCATGGGTGGGCGAGTCCCGATGCCTCCGGGAGCCCGGCGCACAGGGCGCATGCCTGGTTCGCCGCTGCCATGGCGGTCGCGTAGTCGTCGCCTGAGCCCGCCCACACGTCAATCGACATGTCGTGACGGTCCACGACCACGGAGGTGCGGAAGCCGCCGACTCGCGAGAACATGACCATGGGCAGGGTGTCGCCCAGGGTCTCGGGCACGGGCGGTGCGCAGGTCGAGAGCGCGATTCCGTGGGCTGCGGCCATGGTCGCAACGTCCACGCGAAGCGCCTCCTCCACGTCGAGCGGGGCTAGGCACGGCATGACTCCACCGCCTTGGCGAGCACCTTGTCGTCGGCCTCGGCCCGCTTTGCGTCGGTCGTGAGCGCGACCACGGAGCTTGCGATGCGTCCCCCGCCGAAGTTGGCGTGCCAGAGACGGTCGGTGCCGAAGCCGTCGCCCGCACGCTCTGCGATGCGCTCCGCCTGCGCCTGGCAGACGTTGCCCACGGCCTGCGATTCGAGCAGCTGCCTGATGCCGTCGTGGTCGAGCTCGATACGTACTTTCCCGGACATGTCATCCCTCCCATGCGTCGAGGTTGAGCACCATGTGGTCCTGCATGCCGGACGGCGAGCGCCAGACGCGCGGACCACCGTTGAGGACGTAGGTGCGACCCTCGTAGGTGATGTGGTCCTCTGCCTGGATGTCGGCATCTGGCGGGCAGTAGGCCACCATCTCGTAGGTGATGGCGATGCGCGCCTCCGTGAGGTTGAAGTTGTTGTTTCCCGGCTGCACGGAGCAGCCCGTGACCGTGTGCGTCGTGGCCTGGTCCCAGTCGCGCGTGTCGGAGCCGCGGCTCTTGACCAGCGGGGCACGCGAGACTGCGATGGTGTCATCGCACCAGCTTGGGAGCATGTCTGCCACCTCACAGCCACGGAAGGCGGTAGGGGGCGAGCAGCTCCTTGTCGCGGTCGAGCAGGGAGATGCCGCCGCTCACGCCGTCAGCCGTCTTGTTGTACGTGGCCTGGACCTCCCCGGCACGCTCGGAGGCAAGTCCGGGAGCGGCCGCGAGGTCGTTCGCCACTATCTGGCAGATGACGTTGGCGATGTCAGACATGGAGCCGATCCCAGCCGTGAAGCACACGTCCACGGAGCGCCACTTGTCAGGGAGCCTGATCAGCGGGAAGCGGACGAGGCCGCTCATGCGCCATTCGTAGGCGGACGGGTCGAGGACGGTCCCCTCGACTGAGACGGACGTGATGCCCGAAACAGCCATGCAAGGGAGCTCAACATAGCCGATGTCGCCGTCGCCCACCCACTCGCAGACGAGCGAGGGCGCGACGTGCCAGCCGCAGAAGACCCGGACGGCATGGGTCGCAGCCATGATGACGGCCTCGATGCGGTCGGGTGACGACGAGAAGGCACCGCCCGTGAGCGCGGAGAAGTCTGCCGTCGAGAGGATGGCCGGAAGCGTGGTAGCGGCGTCCGCGACCGTGACGGTGTAGCCCCACGGCGTCGTGACGCTAGCCATCGTTCGCGGCCTTGTCCGCAGGCTTTCTGGACTTGTTCGCGACCGTCCGCGACTTGGCGGGCGGCGACTTCTTCTCGATGTGCTCGACGGCACCTGTGGGCTGCTCGCCCTCGCGAAACTGATAGGTTGAGCCGTTGATGTCATAGAGCCTCAGTTCGGCCATTGCTCGGCCTCCCCTCTTCGGAGAATCGCGCAAGGGCGCAGGCGGTCGTGTGACGGCACCTGCGCCCATGCTGGACGGATGGTTATGCCGTGGCCTTGGTGAGCTTGAGGAAGGCGGCGGGATAGCGGACGGCGAGGCCGAGGCGCTCGTTGATGCGGATGGTCACGCGGTCGGAGGTGAAGTCGTCCTCGTTGGTGGTGGCGATCTCGACGGTCACGCCACCCTTGGAGAAGACCGAAGCGCCGAGCTTGAAGGAGCCGATGAGGAAGGTGCCCTGGGCCATGGCGATGGTCGAGACGACGGGCAGGCCGAAGACGCTCGTGTTGGCAGAGATCCCACCGTTGCCGTACTCGGCGGTGAAGTAGCCGCCTCCGTAGTACTGTCCGTTCGAGTCCTTGCCGATGCGCAGGGTCTCGTAGTCGGTCGGGTTCATGACCACGGCATCGGCGACGAGGCCGGAGTTGAGTTGGACCTTCGTGGCCGCGTCGAGGATTGCCTCGGCGAGGTCCGAAGCCTTGGCGGTCGTGGCGTAGGTCGAGGTCTGGATTCCGGAGCGCTTCAGGACGCCAGTGAGGTTGGTCCCGGTTCCGTCGCCCTGAAGGAGCTGGTCCTCGACCGTGATGCCCTGGAGATACAGGGCGCGGTTGTCGAGGTTGCTCTTGAGCCAAGGGGTGTCGGAGATGATCTCGTCAGACTCCTTGTAGAACGCGCCGACCTTCTTGAGCGACTCGGTGACGGGCGTGGGGTCACCGAAGTGGAGCTGCGAGAGCTTGCCGTTCTCGGCGGTCGCGGCAGGGCTGCCCTCGACCGCTCCCTCGACGTAGTAGGTCAGTGCGGTACCGCTCACAGACTCGGAGCCAAGCAGGTCGCGGACGGTGAGACGGCGGCGCACGCCGGTCACGATGTTGGTGTCGAAGGTGGTAAGGGCACCAGAGACGCCCGCGGGAGTCACGTTGACATCGGTGCTCGCCTTCGCTCCGTAATCGGACGAGACGAAGGTGAAGTGCTGACCATGCGCGTAGCTCTTCTCCCCAAGCTCGCGGGCGACGTGCTCGCCAAGGCTCTTGGCGCGGGTCTCGCCTGCGGCCTTGGGGTCCACGTGCTGAGGGTCGGCGGCCTTGGGCATGGCGTGGGCCTTCATGGCCTCGGCGGTTGCGATGGCCTCGTTGAGCTCGTCGATCTCCGCGATGAGGGACTTGGCGGATGCGATGGAATCCATGTCTCCGCTCTTGACCTTCTCGGTGAGGGCGTCGAGCTCCTTCTGCTTGGCGGCGAGCTTTTCCTTGAGGTTCATTGTTGCTTCCTTTCGGCATAAGAAAAGCCGCCCCGTAGGACAGCTCTGGCGCATGACGCGCCCGGTGGTGGTGCTTTCTGATGGTCTAGCTCAGGTGCGCTTGCATGGACTTGACCAGCTCCTCGAGCTCGTCTGCGTCCTCGGTCCCGGCGCCCTGTGCCTGCGCCGACGCCTTGCGTGACTTGCCGTCTGGCTGGTCGGATGATTCGAGCTGGTCGAGGACGCCTTGGATGAGGTCGATGGCCTGCGAGAGCGCGTCCTCGTTTGCCTTGGAGACCACGCGCCCGCTCTTGGACGAGATGATGTCGGCGTTCTGGTTCGCCGGGATGGGGACGATCGAGACCTCGAAGAGGTCGAGCCTTTGCAGCTCGTTGGCCTTCTGCCCGTTGTCGAGCGTGACCTCGCCTGCTTGCTCAACGTCATAGGCGAAGCTCATTTTCGAGACGCGGCCCTGATTGACGAGGGAACGCACGTACTGCGCCGTGGGGTTGTCCGGGTCGAGCGTGGCCGTTACCTTCAGGCCAACGTCGTCCTCCTCGGCGGAGGTGACGGCCCCGATGTTGTGGAAGGGGTCGTTCGTGTCATGGTTGAAGAGGAGCGGGATTGGCTTGCCGCTCGCCTTCCATACAGCGAGGGAGTCTGCGAAGGCCCCCTTTGCCACCACGTCGCCGTAGCAGTCCGGCGTCCGGTCGAACGTCGAGGCGTAGGCGACTATCGATCCGCCGTCGTCCCCTGCCGCCTTGATGTCTGCGGCGAAGTCCTTCGTCTTGTGCATTGCACGTCCCTTCCGGCGCTGGTACCACGCCTTGATGATGTCCTCGGTGCCCTCGGGCCTGTCGTCGAGCCTCGCACGGGCGAGGCACACGTCGATGCCTGGGTCCACGGTCGTGACCTCCGCGCCGCATGCGTCATAGGCCGCGCTCTGCTCGTCGGTGGGCGAGGTATGGATCACCCACGCCTCGGCGTTGGACTCGATGGCATGGTCTATGGCCGACTGACGGGCGACGAACGCGCACTCGCGCACCGCTCCGGTCGAGCCGTGCGGGGTGTCCGCGCCAAGCGACCTGGCGATTGAGTCGAAGTCTATCCGCACGTCCCCGGCCTTGGCGTGGTCCTGGACGTAGGTGGACTTCCCGGCGCACGGTGGGCCGACGATGACATGGATCATGGGATGCTCACCTCGACCTCGCACGTGCAGCCGCACGTCTCGTCGGCGTCTAGCGTCGAGTCTCCGGGCCAGTCCGCGCCGTTGGAGAACTGCTCGTCGATGCCGACCGTCTCGCCGTCCATGGCGGCATGAGATGCCCGGGGGTTGCCGGACGTGACTATCCACGTCTTCTGCACCTGCCTGTCGGACGCCTGCTGGCGGCATGCCTCCATGACGCCCCACGATGCCACGGCGGTGGCGAACGAGAGCCCGGTGGAGTCGGCCCGCGAGTCCTCGGCCTTGTCGAAGACGCCATCAGGCGTCGAGCCTTGCGCGTCGTCGGACACGTCGTTCTCGAGCGCGGCCTTGAGCTGCCTGAGGGTCACGTCGTTGACCGCTTGCGCCTTGCCCGCCGCCATCGCCTTGATGTAGTTCACGATTCGCGGCTCGTCGAAGGCGGACGGGTCGAGCTGCAGGTCCGCGAGGGCCTTCTGTGCGCTTGCCGTTGCCTGTGCCTGGAAGAGTTCGGCGAGGTCGTCGCCTAGCTCCTTGTCCCACCTATCGGAGTCCCACCACGAGGGCATGTCGTCCGAGCCGTCGTCGGCCTTCTTGTCGGTCGCCCGATTTATAGCCGGGACCACCTTCTTCCTTTGGCGGCGGAAGAACGTCCTGAGCGTCGATGCCATGGCCTGGGATGCGTCCTGCGAGGGATGCCCACGCGACTTGAGCGGCGTGTGGGCCGGTTCTGCGTCCTTCGTGGAGACGCTCCCGGCCTTGACCGCCTCCGTGAGCGTCGTGAGCGCACGGACCACCTCGCGGTAGGCCACATCTGACTTCGGCGCGGTGTCCGTGGGCGATGCCAGACCGCCAGTGACGACGTTCAGCGGTGTCACGAGCTTGTCCCCATCGTCCAGCTTCGGCAGGTTGGCGAGCGCGCGGGCCTCGTTGCGGGTCATCCACGGAGCACCCACGGAGGTCTGTATCTGCGCCGCCTGGTCCTCGAAGTTGCCCCTGAGCTTCTGGTTGACGTCGAACTCGACGTACTCCTCGGCAGGCGCACCGATCATGGGCAGCAGGAACTGGTTGAGGCGGTTCTCGATCATCTGCAGGTCGGGGCCGAGCGTATCGACATAGAGGCTACGGGCGTTCTCCTTGGCACTCGCGTAGGTCTGCCCGTCGTTGCTCCACACCATCGCGGGGTTGACGTGGTAGACCCCGGCCACGTCCTGCCGGGAGAGGGTGATTGCCGTAGACCACTCGGCGTCCTTGGCGTTGAACTGGATTGCCTTCAGCTCCATGCCGTCCTCGAGCAGGGGCGTTCCGCCCGTGTCATCCGAGTCGGGGTCGTTGCCGGAGAACCTGTGCTTCCAGCTCTTGATCCACCGGTCGCGCTGCTCTGGCGTCCACTTGGCATCCATCGGACGCGTGAGGTAGGAGTTGATGCGCCCGCCGTTCTTCCAGACCTGGTTCCGAAACGTCAGTGAGCTGACCTGCTCGGCGAGTACGTCCTTCAGGGCGCTGATGGGAGATGCGGGGATGATGGGATGCACCGGGTCTGGCATGCGGAAGATGACGAGCTGCGAGGCGTCGAGCACGACAGGCGAACCCGCCATGTCAGGATTGACGTACTGGACTGACGCAAGCGTGAAGCCGTCCATCGTGGTCGTGTCGTTGACCCAGGCGGCGGGGATGGGATCTATCTCCCAGCCCGATGGCGTGTCGGCTGACGGGATGACGAGCCAGACGGCCCATCCGTAGAGCTTCACATCGAGAACCAGACGCTCCACGAGCTCGTAGGTCGTGAGGTAGGAGTTGGGATGGCCCAGGAGCAGCGGAGCGGTCCCGGTCGTGTCGCGAGGTCGGTCCTGGTCGGCGGTACGTAGGTAGCACTTCGGCGGGAGCTGGGCGATGTTGCGGGCTAGGAAGCTCACTACGGCCTGGAGCGCGGGCTGCGTGCTGTAGACCTCCTCGGTCGTGAGGTTGAGCACCGTCTGCTGCGTGGGCACGCGGTAGACGACGCTCACCGGACGGCCCAGGCGGTCGCGGATGCCGGAGATGAGGCCCATGGGGCCTCCCTTCTTGTCAGAGGAAGATCAGGTCGTGGCCGTCGTCGTATGCGGAGGTCTTCGCGTCCTCGGGCGGGACGTAGGTGGCCGCGCCGAACGCCATGGTGCAGGCGACGAGGGGCGAGATGTCCTCCGTGGACTTGTTGCGGTCCCATCCCCATGCGCCGTCGCCAAGCGGACGGGTCACGGCTATCTGCGCGGCGAGGTCGAGCGCGGGCTGCGGTCGATGGAACACCTTCGGCGTCGTGGCCTTCTCGGGGTCGTCGCACGCGGCCACGGAGTCCCAGAGGCGACCGGACCAGCTGCCGAGGTCGCGCCCGAACGCCTTGATGACCTCGACGCCCGAGACGGATTCGAGCACGTCCACCATCCCCGAGACGGGTGCGCCGCGAGATTGCAGCGCCACGGTCATGGGTGCGGTCGATGCGCGCTCGGCGAACCAGTCGCGGAGCCACCCGAGGCCGGAACGGTAGGCCACGACCTCGATGTGCCATGCATGGTCCGCCCGCATCCCGGCCACGGCGATGGAGGCGTGAGCACGGTCCGCCGAGACGTCCACGCCATAGAGGACCTTGGCGTCGGGCGCGATGCACGAGTCATCGTCCTTCCCGGCCTCCCACGAGCCGACCGGGAACGGCGGCGTCGCCACCGTCTCGACCCACTGGCACAGGCACTCGGTCCGGAACACGTCTGCGGGGTCGGTCGCGCAGGCCGAGGCCAGCGCGCGCTCGGTGAGGAAGCCGTATCCGAGCGACGGGTTCGACTCCGACCATCCGTCGCGGTCGGAGACGGCACGACCGGGGGCGGCAGACCACTCGAAGAGCCCGAGCGAGTCATCGTCGGGGATGTCAACGCCATCGTCCGGGTCGCCTAGGGAATCGAGCGCCTTGCAGATGCCGTCCGGGTCTCCCAGTGCGCGATGCGCGAGGAGCCGGAGATGCCGGAGCACCACGGAGGTAGGGTCGCCCGCGTTCGACATGCACCAGACAAGCGCGTTGATGCGGGCGAGGGTGGTCTTCGTGACGGCACCCCACGCGTCCCAGCTCTGGTGCTCGCGGAGCTCGTCAAGGAGGATAAGGTCTGCCGACGGCCCACGGGTCTTGCGGGTCGCGGCCTTGATGCGATACTTGCGGTTGCCGGTGAGCTTGAGCGTCTTCTTTCCGTTGACGCGAAGGACGTGCTCTATCTCTTCGCGCAGGTCGTCATGCTCCTCGGCCATCTCCACCACGCCGTCCCAGACCTCCTCGGCCTGGTCGAGCGACTGCGCCGTGCCGATGACGAGATCGACGCCGAGCACGTAGAGGAAGAAGAGCGACAGGACCATCGACATGACCGACTTGCCGTTCTGCCGCGCCACGAGGACGACCACGGTGCGGAAGCGAAAGCTGCCGTCCTCGCGTAGCTCGAGCGCATGGACGAAGAGCCACCTCTCCCACGGCAGGAGGACGATTCCGAGCACCTCGACGGCGAAGGCGATGACGGCGAAGCCAAGGCTCGTCTCTGGCGTGAGCTCGCGCAGCGGCGGCGTGAAGATGCGCGGCGTCTCGCTGCCATGCCTCATGCCTGCGCCTTCTTGCGCCCGTTCTCCGCGACGCGGAGCTTGAGGAGCGGCGACTCCTTCGCGCCTCCTGCGGCCTTGCGACGGTTCGCGACCACGTCGGGCAGGATTCCCAGCGCCTCCTCGGTCTTGAGGAGCATCGCCGGGGTCACGTTGTCGTACTTGCCGCCCACGATGGGCCACTCGGGGTCGTCCATGAGGTCGGAGAGGGTGCGGAGCTGGCTTATCGGGAGCGCCTGCGCCGTCGAGTCGATGATTCCGGCATCGAGAGCGGCCTGGATGGATGCCTCGCATGCCTTTCGATGTTCGCCGAAGCTGTCTTGTGCCATCCATGCCACCTTCCTTTCTTCGTCCATGGGCATCGCCAGACATCGCGCGCGCGACCCCCCTATGCTTTCGGGGGGAGAGACGACTGTCGGGGGCTAACGGAGTTCCGCATTCAGGTTTCCCAAGATTCCGACTCCCCTACCCGACCTGCGGAAACGTCCCGCCATATCACCACTTGCGCGACGGTCTTCCCAGCTGGTCGATGCCTGCCCGCGCCCCGCGCACGCGGTTGCAGCGACGATGTGACGGACGGACGTTCGCGAGGTCGTACTGCGCCTCGGGATGGCGCGCGACCGGGAGGTAATGGTCCGGCTCGTAGGAATCCTCGGTCGAGCCCGGCCTCGCGTCGTAGTCGATGGGTTGTCCGCATATCCAACAGGGCGCGTCCTTCGCGCGGTCGCGCAGGTACGCGGTGTGGCTCAGCTTTGCGTCTCGCCTGCTTCGTCCCATTCCAGACCTCCTTGCGTGCTATCCTCGGACTGTCAATCGAGGAGGAACCATGGCCATCAGATACCGTCGCCGCATCAGGCTCGGGAAGCATGCGTGGGTGAACGTCTCGAAGTCCGGCGTGTCCGTATCTGCCAAGACGGGGCCGGTCACGCTCAACTCGCGCGGCACGGAGTCCGTGCACCTGGCCAAGGGTCTGACGTACCAGACGAAGGTCACCGGCCAGAAGGCCACGCCTCAGCTTGCGGCCACGGCGCAGACGCAGGCGCCCGCGGCGCAGAAGCTCGCCCCCCGGGTGGTGAGCCGTGGGATGAAGCGGCTCGTGATCGGCGTCGGCATCGTCTGTGCTGCAGTCGGTCTGCTGCTTGTGCCATTCAGCGTCTTTCTTGGCGTGCTCAACCTGACGATCGGCATCGGCCTGGTCCTCATCGGTCGTACCTACGAGGTCAAGCCGCAGGAGTAGCGCGTCTCATCCGCCTCAATCGTCTCAGCGTCCGCCTATACTGCTCGTCGTGCTTCGCCCTGGCTTTCAGCAGATCCTCGACCAGGACTAGGAGCGGCGTCGGTTGTGCGACTGGATGCTGCATGACGAGCCTCCCTAGTCTTGTTCGAAGGCGGCAACGAACGCTTCTGCGCCATCTTTGATGCGGCCGCCGAGGTCAAGGTCAATGACGTCACATCCCTTAAGGGGCTTGAACGCCAGCGGGACCCTGCAGAGGAACTCGGCCACCTCGACAGGTTCGCCGTCTCCGATAGTCGCTAACAGATGAAACCTCATCGGAGTCGTGCTCTTGATCGCTGACATCACGTAGTCTCCCTGGTCATAAAAAAGTCCACAAGACACGAGCCTGCTGCTTACGATTCAGCCCCCATATACGACGCGACCCCCGGCGCTGTCGAGGCGCTGGGGGTCGTGCGTAGGGGTGTGGAGGAATCCGACCTCCTTCTCGGGGAATACCGAGGCACCATATTCATAGCAGGTTTTCATCTGGTCATGGCTGGTCATCGTTGGTCACAGCTGGTCATGGCTGGTCAACTTTTGGCAATTCCCACCCGTTCTTCGCGTGGGGCAGGCCGACCTCCTGGATCCAGTCGGCTGCCTCGTCGTAACGTCGCCGCGCCGTCTTCTCGCTCATCACCGCACTCTTCGCCACACCGCCCCAGCCCATTCGGTGGAGCACGCGGAAGTCCACCACGTAGGCGCACTCGTCCATCACAGCACGGTGCAGCATCGACACCACGGCCCGGCAGTCCGCGACCTCTTGCCAGAGCGCATCCACCCGCTCGCCGTAACCCGCCTCGGCATCTACCGCCACGTCGACGTGGCCCATCGGGTCCGTGACACCCGCCCCCGGACCTTCGTGTCCAAGCGGGTCGGACAGGGAGTAGCAGCGCTCGCGTCGAAGCTCGCGTGCCCTGTCCTCGACGGCCAGGAGCCTCACCGCCTCGCGGACGTCCTCGAGCCATGCCCGTGCGTCCCATGAGCCTGGGACGCTGCCACGGCTGACGAGGATCTCGGGACTCCCTGTCATCGGTGACCACCCCTCCTCCGTCTTAGTTCTCGATAGTCCCACCACTCGCCTATGGCCCGCAGCGCACAGTATGCGAGCCACCCGGCACCGAGGCCAGCGAGGATGAAGAGACCGAGGACGAGGCCGACGCCATATGCCGCGATGAGGCTCATTCGCCCACCTCCATAAAGCCGTAGCACGACGGATAGATGAGACGCTTGATAGACTTCTGCAGTTCCTCACGCTGTTCTTCGCATGCCTCGACCCCATACTGCGCGCCAGCAAAGAAGGGCTCGAAGTCCTCGTCCCGATAGCCGTGCTCACGTGCGAAAAGCCACATCGCTTCGAGCTCTGGGATGGTGTGGCCACGATAGCGCAGATCTGAGTCCTGGCTTGTCATTCGCTCCCCTCCCTTTCGAAGCAGAACTTCGGCAGCCCTGCGAAATCCGCGAGTTCCGGCATCTCGGGCATGATCCCCTCGCGCACGTCCGCGAGGGCCTTACGAGTCGCATCCTCTCCGAACACGAGCAGGAAATCTGCCGTCGCCTCAAGGAAGCGTCGGTTTGCATCGATGAATCGCTGGTAGGTCTCCTCTTGCAAGGTCGGTCCGATCATGCGCACCCCTCCGTGATCTCCCATGTCTCCTGATACTTACTCCTTATCTGCCACGCACCCTCGCCAGCGGGCCTGCGCGACCCATGCGAGCTGCGGCGACGCATGTCTCGGGGCGGACGCCCTCGGTCCCGCGGTTTGCAGGGTCCTTGCACCGCCTCGGCACTACGTGGCATGGCTTCCCCCGATCCCTCTGGCGACCTCGGCGAACCCCTCGGCCGCCTGCGCGTCGCGGCCCGGCAGGACGTGGGCGTAGAGCCGGAGCGTCGTGGCCACGCTTCCGTGACCGAGGCGCTCGGAGACCGTCTTGGGATCCACGCCCGAGACGAGGAGCCAGGTGGCGTGCGTGTGGCGGAGCGTGTGGAAGCTCGTCCCCGCCGTGAGGCCGAGCGAGTCCCTCATGGCCGAGAAGTCCCTCGACACGCTCGTGGGGCGCATCCACCCGCCGTCCGTGGTGCAGAGCGGGACGTCCCTGCCCGTATGCCCGAGCCACCCGTCCTGCCACGCCTCGTGCGCCGCGATGACGTCCGCGTCGCCCCGGGTGATCGCGACGTTGCGCCTCGAGCTCGAGGTCTTCGGCCTGCCCCTGCGCACGGCGCCCCTGCCCCTCACCTCGACGACCGTCGCCCCCACGCACACGACCCCGCGGGCGGCCTGGGCGTCGCGGCGGCGCAGGGCGCACACCTCGCCGACCCTGAGCCCGGTGTGGAGGGCGAGCCACGCCGCGAACGCGACGGTGCGCCTGCGCCTCGACGCGGCGTCGGCCCCGTCGGAGGCGAGCTCCGCGCCGAGGGCGGCCTCGAGCCGCGCGAAGTCCTCCTCGTCGTACGCGGTCGCGCACCCCTGGCCGGGCGACGGGTGCCCGACCGCGTCGAGCGGGTTCGAGCCCACCAGTCCCATGGAGCCGAGGTGGCGGTACGCGCCCGAGAGGAACCAGTGGATCCCGCACACGGTCTGCCCCGAGAGCGGCGCGCCGTCGGCACCGCCCGACTCGAGGAGGCGCTCCTGGAGCGCGGAGAAGTCCATGGGACCGAGGGCGTCCGCCCTCTGGGAGCCCACGACCGCCGACACGTGGGCCGCGTAGGTGCGGTAGGTGCGGACGGTGTTCGGGCTCGCGCCGTTCGACTCGAGGTAGCGGACGTACGACTCGAGGACGTCCGAGAGCCTCGGCGACGTGCCGAGCGCGGCCGCGCCCCTGACCGTGGCGACCCACTCCTCCGCCATGGCGAGCGCCTCCTCGTCGGTCGCGGCGTCCGGGAAGCGCCTGTACGGTCGCATGGGGCGCCCGGTGACCTTGTTCGTCCCGAGGTAGGGCTGCACGTAGCGGACGCCGTCCCTGTCGTGCTTGACGACGAGCCTGACGCCGCCGGTCACCGGCCCTCGCCCCCGGTCTCCCCGCAGGGCGTCGCCGGGTGGCCGGATGGGGCGCTGCTGCATGCTGGGTTGTCCGTGCGGACGCCCTCACCGTCTCGCATGCACCATCCGTAGCGCGTCGGCTCCTCGTCGCACGTCAGGGGAGCGAAGAGCGGACAGCCACCGCAGGTCTCCTGTTCGTCATCCCTGGTCACGCGAGCCTCCTGTCCTTGCCGCCCATCATCACGGGCACGGTCATCTCCGCCAGGCGCGACACGACGGCCCTGGCCATGACCTCGTCGCCCTCGGACGCGAGCCTGGACGCGAGCTCCGACCTGCTGTAGTTGCTCGTCACGAGCGTGTCTGCCATGCGTCCGTAGCGCCCGTCCACCACGCGCCAGAGCAGGGCGAGCGACCAGGCCGTCTCCCTCTCGCGCCCGAGGTCGTCGAGCACCAGCAGGTCGCAGCCGACGAGGTCTGAGACGACCGAGTCCTCGTCGCCGGCGCCCCCGTGGTAGGTCGACCTCACCCGCGCCGCCACGTCGAGCGGGGTCGCGAAGCGCACCGTCCCGCCCGCCCTCACGTGCGCCACGGCCGTGGCGCACGCGGCGTGCGTCTTGCCGACGCCCACCGGCCCGAAGACGTACGCGTCGGGCCGGACCCCCGCGTCGGAAGCGTCGCGGTACCTCAGCGGGACGCGCGCGCGGTCGAGCGCCGACGAGAGCCTCCACGCGTCCTCAGCCGCGGCCCTGCGCGCCTCGTCCGCACGCTCGGCGGCGTCGCGCGCGTCCTCCTCGGCCTGTGCGGCGGCGCACGTGCACGCCAGCCACCCGGCGAAGATCCGGCGCCCGGAGAGCGTCACGACGCGCGGGGCGAGCCCCGAGCCGCAGTGCGGGCACGTCGGCGCCTCCCCCGGCAGCCCCTCCACGATCCCCTTCATCGTCCACCCCTCCTCAGTCGTATTCCGCGAACGCACGTGCGTCGGTCCTGGGCCCGCGCGGACCGTCCCGCGACGCCCAGTTGCGCACCGCGGCACGCCAGTCCCTCATGGGGGACTTCCCGACCCTCCAGCCCTTCGAGGCGTAGAAGTCGACGAAGCGCTCGGCGTCCACCGTCCTTCCGGTGTCCCTGGCGTACGCCGCCACGTCCTCCGCGGTGGGTGGGGAGAAGCGCTCG